TTATAGTAAAGATTCAAGAAATTACTGTAGCTTGAAAATTTGTTTCGATTGTTGATACAAAGAAAGGTCTATCATCTGCAAAAGTAGGCCCAGTTACCTCTCCAGTTCTTACATAAATGCCACTTGTAGGCTGACCTGTATTATTTATTGTTTCGATAGCTGTAAAGGCTGTATCAATTAATGTCTGACTTCTCGCTGGCCCTTTATCCTTTTCTGCAAAAGCTCTAACAGTAATAATTCCTCTTACATTATCTAATGAAGAAGTTAAACCAATTTCAGTTGTTAATCCAAATTGAACATTTACATAAACAAATTCGCTGTCAGCATCCGATGTTACATCACCAAAGTTATCAAAAAATACAGGAACAGCAGGACTTAAAGCTGCATAAGCTGTTTTGATAGGTGCTTCAAATTTTGATCTAATTCCTTGATAATTCATTTAAAACCTTTACTTCTTGTTTTTACTTTTTGAATAGCTTTATCCAATTCAATTTTAACAGTCTTATTTAATTCACCTCCTTTTTCAAACTTTGTTAACCAATCAACAGGTGCTGTTCTACTGGAAACACTTTCCTCGCTACCTCCACCAATATCATATCTTAATGTTTCACCTGGTTTTCTGCCTGTGTCAGTTTGTACCCATTTTCTACCATCAGCAATTGGTTCTGGAATAAATCTTCTAAATCTTCCAGGAACTTTATCTTCTGCATATCCTTTATGATCAGCAGTATTAACAATGCTAAAACTAATTCTATCTTTACCAAGAAGAGCTCTTGTAACTGATTTTCCTGATAATCTTGGCACTTTAATCTTAGCTGGAGCACCTGGTTGTTTTGTACCAGAAGATGTTCTACCAGCACCTGTAATTTGCCAAGAATTAGAATATTCACCTGTCCAAACTGGCCCTTTCTTTTGTAACTTAGTCACAGTTTCTTGTGCTGCGTTTAAAGGTCCTGTATATGCAACACTTGCAGCCCAACGATCAAGTTCTTTAAGAAATATTGGTAATCCATTTCTTGCCCTTGCCATTATTGTGGCCTCGCAATAACTGTATGAAGTATAGGATTATCTCCCCTAGATGTATTAATACTAATAATTCTTGCAACTTTATTTACTCCATCTTCAGCATATTGAATTCTATCTTTTACTTTCGGATAATATGTTCCTAACTCTTTATTACCAAAAATAATTTTTAAATCATTTGTCTGACTTGTTCCTTCATAAGTAGATCCAGATACATTACTTATCAATGCTTTCATAGAAATATTTGTATCAGATCCACTTACTTCTCCTGTAGTCGTATTATATGTCTGAGATGTAGCAGTTTTAATATAGGTAACATCAATACCAAAACTTCCTAATAATTGTTCTGGTAAACTTTTAAATGTATTGTCTATAAACGACATATTATCCTCTGACTACCCTCATTTGAAAAGATCCTGCTCCACCAAGCATATACGCTCCAAGATAACTTTGTAACCAAGGATAAACATCTAAAATATTATTAACAGAACCTACTCCTTGAGTACTCGTACTAAATTTAACTGCTAAATCTCCTAACTTTGCTTCAGAAATATTTCCTTCCTTTCCAGTAGTACCAGTAATTGCATCTGTATCATTAGCCAAAGCTCTAGCTAATTCATATTGTGCATATTTAATATTTAACGGAATTGTAGAACAAGACAATTCAACACCATCTACCTGATAATTATTTCTTGGAAACTTTAATGCCTGTCCATCATCACATCTGTCTCCATAATAAACAAAACTATCAATCCATCTTGTAGCTGCTATTAGTGATCTATTCTTTTGGTCATCAGTTTTATTATCCCAAGTTGTTGAATCTGGAACTGTTTCAAAATAACTATTAGCTTCTGTCAATGTGACATAGCTATTAGCATTCTCTCCTTTAACAGTTGCATTTATAGTAGCTGCCACGATTGATAAGGTAATTTAGTTTTATTGTAGCGTAAAGAAAAAACCCCACCAATAATTGATGAGGTTTAATGACCACCAGTTTAATACTATTAAGAAATATTAGATGTATCAAGTGGTGAGTTAACAATGATCTCAACGATAGGAATCAAATCAGCATCGTATGTGATACCCCAGTTATTTGAGTTACCTAATTGAGCGTTTGTTGGGTTGTCAGTAGCAGATGTCCACTTAGTTCCCATAACGTGATAAGCACTGTGGTAATCAACGGACATAACATCTTGCTTAGAAAGAATGTTTCTATCTGATTCAATGCCTAATGGTGATTGCT